AAAGTGTCACACACCCCCTTTCAAGGGGGTTTTCTTTCGTTATAATAAAGGTATGAAAAACACACACCTAGAACACCCAGAAGACATGATCCTAACAGGAGATTTATCCGTGTTAGATTGGTTTACTGGTGGCGGTCACGTATCATTAAAATATGATGGTGCACCCGCAGTAGTATGGGGTAATCACCCTAAAACTCACAGATTTTTCGTGGGTACTAAAAGCGTCTTTAACAAAGTAAAGATCAAAATTAACTACACCCATAGGGACATTGACGCAAATCATGATGGAGAAGTTGCAAAGATTCTTCATGCGTGTTTAGACCACATACCACACCATCTAGGTTATATGGTTTTTCAGGGTGACTTCATAGGGTTCGGGGGGAGCGATGAATATAAACCGAATACCCTTACCTATAAATTCCCTGACGTGGTAGATCAAAAAATCATTATTGCACCTCACACGCAATACGTCACCACACAATGTGAAAGCAATCTTGCAAATGCTACAGCAGTACCTATGAAGTCTTTCCCATATTATTACAATTGGGAAAAGATGGACGAATGTTTGTTTATTGGAACTAAGGTTAGGGAGAGAGAAAACGATCCGATTAGTAACTTGAAAAAGTCTATTGACTTTATTCGACATATGGCAGGGGGGATCCAGTTCGTGGATCAAAAAACTGCGAATGAGTTGAAGAAACAAATAAATAAGGATTATAGAGAAGGGAGAGAAGTGGATCCTAATAACTATGGGATTCATGGCAGATTGATAAATTACTGGAAATTAGTGCAAGAGACTAAAGCGGACGTAATGAGTAGATTGACTCACAGCGATCCAGTACAGGCATATCTTGGATATGACAAGCACATAGGCGAAGGATTCGTAATGACTAATAAGTTCGGTATGTACAAATTAGTTTACAGACATATCTTCTCATATGCAAATTTTAATAGCGGACGCTTTGTGCCAGTTGGTTAAGTGTCCACTATTGGTTGATTCGGGTCTATGATCCATTATAATAAGAACATACACAAGGAGGCAAATGCCAAAACCTGAAATTCATTACTCGCACTCTTTCGGAATGGGATTCTGGATTGCTGAAGATGGAACTCTAATGAGTTGTCCCGCAATGGACGACGAACTTGGACGTACAACTATGGACGTTGAAAATGCGATTGCTGTTTCAGAATGGGACGACCCTAGCGTTTACACACCCGACCATCTCTTAGTACTGGCAGAGATTGTCCAGATATGCACCCTTAAAAGGGACTATGTAAATATCGGTTATTATGCCGAAAAATTCGGGAGGTCTTATGCAACCGCTTGATCCTAAAGTTTACGAAGAACTTCTTAAAAACTACAAACAACAACCCAAGGAGGAACCCAAAAATGACAGGAATTGAACTTTTTATCGTAATCGGTGGATGCTATGCGATCTACACTTGCGGAATGGCAATTGCTACGACAATCGACTATTATAGCACAGAGAAAGAAGCAAAACTTGTAAAACTGGGAAAGCATAGACAGTTTTAAAAGTGTCACACACCCCCTACACAGGGGGTTTTTTATTCACTATAATAAAAGTATAGAAACAAAGTTTTAAAACTATGTACAAAGAAAAAAGAGTAATCAGAGCAAATGACGAAGTAGTAAGATACTACTGCGATAATGGTTACGGACTCTCAGTAGCATGCCATGACAATTCCTACGGAGGGAAAGAAGGTCTTTATGAGATTGCTCTTTTAAAGGGTGACAAACTACACTACGATGACCATGAGTGGCAGGACGTTCGCGGGTGGTTAACCAAAGCAGAAGTTTGGAACTGGTTAAAAATTGTCTCAGAGTATTGAGGCAATTCAGCCGACCAGTGGACAGTTGACAAAGTGCACACTCACCCCCGACAAGGGGGTTTTTTAATGCCATAATAGGTATATACAACAAAAGGAGCACTAATGCAACTTACACCAATCGCTTCAAACATGACAGAGGTTGAAACTTCTGAAGCACGTATTCTTTTCTCATACAGAACACCCGTTGCTGCTTACATCTTCGGTGAAGGATTCGTCAAAACTGAGCAGTATTGGTCAGTAACAACGTCTAAGCACATCAACAAGTGGGGTGCTAGAGATGGTAAAAAAGTCCCACAGTCAAGACTTGATTCATTAGTTTAGGAGATCGAACCATGACAAAAGTAAACTGGGAACGCAAATTAGACATGACCGAGGGCGAAGAAACCGTCCTCGTGAAGATGGCACAATTTTTTATAGAGAATGGGTGGGTTGACCCAGACACAGAAAAAGAATTTGACACACTGATTGAAAAGATCTGTGAACCCGCACCATGGGATTATGCATGCATTGAGGTGGACAGTTGAAAAAAGTGTCCACTAACCTAAGACAAATCTGGTGGATTGCGTTTATAATGGTAGTATACACAAAGGAGTTCCAATTATGAATCCAACAGAAAGAATGATAAACAGAATCGACACAGTTGAAAAGTTCAGAGACATCGCAGAGTTATGCGAAGACTTCCAATCATTTGTTGATGAAATCCAAGAATGGGGAGTCGATCATATATGCGGAGTTGATTTCTTCGGTAAAGGTTTTGAACTTAACCCAGAGTTAGATTTCAAACTACTTGATGAGTACTTTTCATCTTTCGGTTACACAAAAGCAAACCCACACCCCGCAGGTAGGTACGCTTAGTGCCAATAGTGGACAGTTAAAACTCTGTCCACTTTTGCTCGCATTTTCCTCAAAATCGTTTATTATAATAGTATACAAACATTCATTCATTTTAAAAATATGTTACTTACAAAATTCGTTGAAGTTCCAAACACAAACATTAAAGAAGAAGTCTTAAGCGACTTCGGTTGGGATATGTGCTACGATATGGCACAGCAGTACGGACACGCTCAGTTAGTGTGGTACGCTCTCAACGGAAACAGAGTTGTTGAAGGAGAGTACACGGACAAAGATTAAACCGTCCACTAAGGGGGTTGCTTTTTAACCCCTATCCCCTATAATTACAGTATACACAAAAACACTTATTATGATCTTTTCAGAAACAGACCAAATCGCAGTAGACACATTCATTGAACTACAGGAGCAGGTTAAGTATATGGGACTACACAACTTCGACAGAGAAGAAAGAATCCTTTTTAAGAAAGGTAGAATTTTATTAGAGAACGCTAAAAAGCAAGCATCTAAGAAGAAGACCCCATATACCGACGCTGAGACAGAGTGCCTTTTAAATGCTTACTTACTCAATCAGGCAGATATGGAGAAAGCAAGGACAGTTTTCTTTAGAGAGTTCCCACAGTCTAAGCACTCTCCCTCTTCAGTCTGGCAGAAGATCAGCAGAATCAGAACCTTGGACAACCTATTCCCAACAGATACAGAATGGGAGACAGATCTACAGGTTAGAACTATGTGCAAGGAATACAACTTCTACCACGGAGAGAAGAGGTTCGCAGTATGAGATTTGTAATGGCAAGCGACCTCAAGAGCAGAGGTCGCAGATGGATTACCTACAACAGCAGCGGGAAGATGATCCCTTTTAAGATTACCCCACCGCTGCCAACTGCTGAACTTGCAGACAGATGGAGTCCTTATTACACAGGCGATCCCTATCCAAGATGCCCCATCTCTGGATACATATTTGAACCTTAACAGACCCTATGGGTTAGTGTATCAGCAGTCCCCCATCGGTTGGGGGATCGTTGATCCTAGCCGAAACCCGTATATAAAAACGATAGGTACCATTAAGCTATAAACGACCCGAATCGAGAGGTAAATATCGAACGTGATATATAAAGTCAAAACACATACCAAATCCTAAAACTTTTTGTCTTGATATGCAAAAAAATTCCGCAGAAAATTTTTCGCCCATAGAGGTCGATCCCATAACTGGGAACTTTATGATTGATCTGCCTGAGTGGATGGTTAATGATATGGGATGGTATGAAGGAACTATGCTACAATTAGAGTTATCCGATGAGGATGAAATTATCTTAAAAGAAAAGGAAGATGACTGAAACCGATACCGTTTATCATTTCTATGCCAAAGACCAATGTATTATGCATTCGGTAAAAGAAGAAGACTTCAAAGTTACATGGACTACACTCAAAGCAATGGTTGGTCTAATGCATACATCATATAAAGAAGAAGACCTATCATATACTAAGTTACCATCTCAAAAATTTGAAGAAAACCCATCCTTGGATGATCATTCATACTAATTGACAACCACTATATAATAGTGTATGATATGAATGTAATTACAACACATTATGGCAAAAGGATTTACAGTTAAAGCAAAAAACCCCGTCAAGTCCAAACCAAAGAAGGAAGAATGGGATTATGCTTTAGCAAGACAATTAATAAAAGGAAAGACAATAGTATTTTGTCTACCTGGTCGAGGTGTAAGTTATATCTTTTTAAAGTCATTCGTTCAACTATGTTTTGATCTTGTACAATCTGGAGCAAGTATTCAGATTTCTCAGGATTATAGTTCAATGGTGAACTTTGCAAGATGTAAGTGTTTAGGAGCAAACGTTCTTCGTGGTCCTGATCAGATACCTTGGGATGGAAAGTTAAAGTATGATTATCAGTTATGGATTGATAGCGATATTGTTTTTAACTCTGAGAAGTTCTATCAATTAATATTGATGTCGATACCAGAAGAAGCAATATCAAAAGAAGACGTAATTCAAGAAATACTTGATGATAAGGGTAAACCAGTATTAAATGCAGATGGAAAACCATCATCTCAGAAAGTTGGAGAGAGACTTGTAGTTGATCCGACTAAGGAAAGACAAATCTGTGGTGGTTGGTATTGTACTGAAGATGGTCAAACTACTTCAGTTGCACACTGGTTAGAGGAAGATGATTTCCGCAACAACGGTGGAGTTATGAATCATGAAACTCTTGAAAGTATACAGAAAAGACGCAAACCTTTTACAGTAGACTATACAGGTTTCGGATGGTTGTTGATTAAACACGGAGTATTTGAGCATCCAGAAATGCCTTATCCTTGGTTCGCACCTAAAATGCAGGTCTTTGAATCAGGAGAAGTGCAGGATATGTGCGGAGAGGACGTATCTTTCTGTCTTGATGCAAAAGAAGCAGGTTTTGAAATCTGGTGCGATCCTCGTATTCGTGTAGGTCATGAAAAGAGTAGAATTATTTGATATCAAATGCGATGGAGTTATGCTCTATCAAAACTTAACTGAGGAAGAATACTTCGATACAATGATGGATCTTTCTCAGAAGTTCTACAGCGAGGGAACCCCTCGACCCGAATCACTCGAAACAATAAGACACATTTAACTATGGCAAATAAAATAGAGACAAAACCGAAAAAGTCTCGACAAGGAAGAGGAAAACACTCTAAGTATGCCGCGTCATCTCGTAACTCGGCTCGAAAGAGATATCGTGGGCAGGGGAGGTAACTTCAATGCCCGCTTTAATTTGTAATTTACCTTCTTACGAAGTATGGGTAAGAAAAGAGTACTTAACCGACCATAAAAGTGGTCATGGAGAGTTTGTAAAAGGTGTTTGGGTCTCTGCGAAGAGCATACCTGGTCGTGCTTTCTATTTTGAGACGTATTTACCCGAATATGCTGCTATGTTCGATAAATTACCCATTTCTGCCTTCGTTTCAGACCCAGAAACACCAACTCCAGACATGGAATTGCATAATTTGCAGTTTTGGAACTGTATGGACTATGGTGTAGTTGCTGTTCAGAAGCAATTTGTGGGTTCTATGCACTATGAAGTGCTTACAAGAGACTATGGAACGCAAACTGGCACATATATTTGCACTTTAGACAATTATCATCAGGATGTAGACGCAATTGACTACTCAACTAGCGAACAACCTGCCGAACATAAGTCTCATAACCTCATTGAACTCGATAATGGGCAATTTTGCCTCTATCCGAACAATAGAATGAGGATTTATGATAACAGTTTAACTCCAGAAGTGCCAAAAACACCCGATTTTAAGGTTTCTACCGTATATTATCAGGTTGAGAACGGTCATGATAGAGATGGACTTGGAAATGATGAAAATTATTTCTGGAAAACAGCAAAAGAGACGAAAACAGGCAACGTTGAAATCAATATTGAACCAGAATTAGGATGAAAAACCTACTTTTCATATCAGAAGACAAAGAGAGAGCATTAATACAGGAATTAGCGTATAAAATGAAGATGGCAGAGTTGCCAATTCATCCAAAAGACACTTGTTTCCTGTCAGTTGCTCCTGATTACTCAGGAATTGCGACACAAATCCTCTCTCATAGTCTTTCTATGGAAAAAGAGATATTTAATATAGAATCAGTTAATGTTCCATACCCAGATGAGGACAAAAGAGAGTATTTAACTGAATTTACACAGAATTTTATGAAATGGCAGAGAAGATGGGATAAATTTGTGCTAATTCAATCAGGTGTAGTGTGGGGAGATAATTTAATGGAGTTATGTAACATAATGACAAGGGCATCTGGTGCTGAAATCTATGCTGCAGCACTTTGTGAGAGTCAACATAGTCGTTTTAAGTGCAATTTAGTGTCTTTACACTACGATAGCGACCAATTTGACCTCCATTTTTGGTGGGAACAACCCAATATTCATTACCCTTGTAACTTATTGTAAAAAAACGTGCTAAATACAGTGAAGAAGTATTGTATAAATGGCATCCCAATTAAGATCACGCGAATTTAGGGATATAAGTCTGTCTTTTGAACCACATCCTGTTACAAAAGATATACCTATATTGAGGGATACTGCGTGTATTCGTAAATCTGTAAGTAATATAGTTCAAACTATTCGTGGAGAAAGGTTTTTTGATAGTCTCTTCGGATCAAATGTTCGTAGATCTTTGTTTGACTTCGTTGATTTTGCTACAGCATCAGTAATTGAACGTGAAATTACAGAAGCAATACTTAACTTTGAACCAAGAATCTCTGATTTAAGAGTTACAGTGGATGCAAGTCCAGATGACAATCAATTTGAGGTAAACGTATCCTTTAGTTTGATTGGAGAATCTGCCCCGACACAAGATTATACGTTCCTATTAGAAGCAACAAGATAATATGCCTTTTACTAAATTTACAAACTTAGATTTTGATCAAATCAAGACACAGTTAAAAGATTATTTGAGAGCAAATTCTACTTTTACTGATTTTGACTTTGAGGGATCCAACTTTTCGGTTCTTTTAAACACTTTAGCATACAATACTTACATTAACTCCTTCAATGCGAACATGGTTGTTAACGAATCTTTCTTAGATTCAGCAACTTTGAGGGAAAATGTCGTATCTTTGGCAAGAGGAATCGGATATGTTCCTCGTTCTAGAACATGTGCAAGAGCAAGTATAACATTAGACGTAGAATGTTCAACAAGTTTGGCAACACTTACACTTGAAGCAAGAGGACCTGTATGTGTGGGTGCTACAGATGACAGTTCTTACATATTTTCAATACCAGAACCTATTACTACAGCAGTTGTAGATGGTAAAGCAACCTTTGGTAGTGCTACAGATCCAATTTTAATCTATCAAGGAGCACTTTTAAAGAAGAAATTTACAGTTGATGGTAGTTTAGACCAACGTTTTCTACTTGATAACCCATTTGTAGACATACAAACCATTGTTGTCAAGGTAAAAGGCACTGGAGAATCAGGAACTGGTAGAGAATATGCTGCTGTAGACAACATTGTTGGTGTTGATGGCGATTCAGAGATATACTTGATACAAGAAGTACAGGATGAAAAGTATGAATTACTCTTTGGAGATGGTATTTTTGGTAAAAAATTAGAAAATGGAACAGAAATTACAGTAACTTACATTGTTACAGATGGAGAACTAGGTAATGGTGCTTCTAATTTCTCATTTGCAGGTACATTTGTAAACAGTTTGAATAACC